GCTCTCGGTAGCAGCGTCTTTGTTCCTCTTCCGCAAGGCCCTGCCTGTGACAGCGGATAAGAGGTCGATGTGCATGTCGCACAGGAAGGCATTCGTGCCTGAATGTCGCGAGGAGCGCTCCCCCTTGCCTGCCGGCTATTTAGACTTTGTTCGTGGAACCGTCCGTCGTGAGATGGATGGGTTCCACAAGGGATATACAGCCGCGGCATGGAGTTATACTCCATCTGTGTCATCCTGCACTGGCTCCTCTCGTAAGAAGGGGGGCTGTAGGGCCTTGCGACCCGATCGTTCTTCCTACCTTCGCCGTGTTCTTGGTGACGAGTACTTCGAGGTCGATAACCTTGTTAAGTACGAGGTCGTCAACACGGGCGGGAAGGCAAGAGGTGTGACTGTAGCGTCTCCAGATCTTAGTTATCTGGCTCCTTTACATAAGACGCTATACGATCATCTTGCTCAACTCCCTTGGCTTCTTAAAGGTGAGGCCAAGCCGGGCAGATTCTCTTCTTTCTTTCAGAAGGAGGGTGAAGTTTTCGTGTCGGGCGACTATGAGAGTGCCTCTGACAACCTGCGTGTTGAGGTTGCCATGGCTATTGTCGATACTCTCCAGTCGATGGCCCCAAGGATACCATCTCCGGTGTGGGAAGCCGCTAGGGCTTTTTTGCACTGTCGGATTAAGTATCCCGACTTGGGGATACCTATGCAGTCCGAGGGGCAGTTGATGGGGAATCTTTTGTGTTTCCCCCTCCTCTGTCTTCAGAACTATATCGCTTTCCGCTGGGTATTTCCTGAGCGTATACCTGTTAAGATTAACGGTGACGATATTGTGTTCCGGACTACTAGGGCTCGGTACGAAATTTGGGCCGAATTTGTGTCCTCGGTGGGGCTTGTTCTGAGTCGGGGGAAGACTCTGGTTAGCGCGAAGTTTTTTTCGCTGAACAGTTCTTTCTTCTGGGCGAGGACGAACAAGATGCCGAGGCTCATTCCGGTGACGCGTGTCTCTTGCTTTGGCAAGGAATTTGAGGACTTTGGGGCTCTTTCTGGCTCCTATAGGTCCTTCACACGAGGTTACCGGTTGGAGGCGAAATTGCGGGCTGAAGTGTTGTTTCTTAAACACTTTCGCGGCTATATTTCGGGCTCGGGCCGATCTGTCCGTAGGGGGCTGAATATCCCCGCTTCTATCCCTTCGTTGAAAGAGTCTGGACTCTGGAAGCGAGAGTGCTGGTACTTCGATTCCGTGCATGCGTCTCATGACGTGTTGCCGGAGAGTCCCAGTAGGATGAAGTGGGGTTCTTTGCCCCCGGGGTGGAGGAGAACGGACGTCAAGTCCTGTAGGGTCACCGGTCAGGTTACATTTTACTCGCCTAGTTGGTATGAGTTGCCTTTTGCACCTCCTCTGCCTTCGAAGCCTGTTGTGCAACAGGATCGGGTTGACGCTCTCCAGAGAGCGTTTTGGCAGGACTTGATATCTAGGACCTGGACGGTTCTTCCTACGCGAGGTCAACTCGTAGAAGATTACAAAAGAAATGTTTATGGGACTGGATGGGAGAGGCGCTGGCAGGAGTGGCGTAAACCGAGTAAGAGGCTTAGGTTTCTGAAAGCGTTTGCGACTCTCCGTCGTGTGGACCCTACGCCAGCGTTGGGTTGGGTGTATAAGAGACGGGAACCAACTTGTTGGTGGCCCGTAGATGAAGGACGTGTAGAAGAATTGGTTGAGGGTTGTTCGCCTCAGGAATTGTGCGATTGGGAGAGGCAAATTGGTCTTATGACTTTTGAGCCTCCATCGGACTATGAAAGAGCGGACGTCTTCGACGGGATGCCTTGATGACTTTCTATCACCAAAGTCAGCCATCCGAACCGGTTAGTACGGCGCCAGTATCCGCGGACACCGCGCCAGTCGGCCTTCGGGCTTTCTGGGTGTTGCTGGTTAGCTTGTCTCTGAATAGCATGTCTGGTGTCAGCCCTGTAACGGGGTGCAAGTGCAAGGCTCAAAGAGTCCCTCTTCGGAGTGGAGGTATCCCTTGTGCGGTGCGACACTTGCCTGGAGCCGCCGT